CCCACTTCTTAAAAATACATCATCAATTTTTATCTGTCTTTCGGTGTCTTTAGTCTGGGCTACAGATATTTTATAGCCTTCAGGTATTTTATAACCAAAAAACCGCATTGCAGGAATCAGCCGATCATTCAGGATAGAAAGCATCTTTTTTTCATCCGCAAAGATCAGTTCGCCCAATGTATTCTCATGAACATTCCCCTGAGCCTTTGAGCCCCCATTTTCGGTGGTCATGGTCTGATGAAGGATTAACATTGATAATTCTTCACGCAGCGCTTTTATTTTCTGATAAAATACATTGAAGGCATCACCCTTACTGTTTTCTTTGATTTCTACTTCCGTACCCAAAGGAAAAACGCCATACGCAGCAGAGCCCATTTCTTCAAGCCACCCGGCCACTTCGTTTTTCACGGCATCTGACTGACTGGCTACTTTTGCAATCCGGATCGGTACGCCGAACAATTCCTCGAACTCGTCCCAGCTTCCCCATGAATGCCTTTTTAAGATTGTAAACGGGGCTGCTTTCTCCAAAAGGCCGACAGCGTCATACATTTGAACTTCAATAAGAAAATGGGGAAATTCACGATACGGTATTCCCTTATCGCTGGTCACATCCGGAACAAATAAGCCACGCTCCGGAATAATGTGGGCGCGGTCAAGGGTTTCGATTCCCTTAATTTCATTTTTAACAATAGTATTGAACCACACCACGCCGGTTCCAAAATATACCGTTTCGTGGGTATACTGAATGAAGTTTTCAAACCAGGATTTATCTTTGATAAAAGCAGTACAGATATCATCTTTTTTACCTTCAGGATTAACAAAGATATATTCTTTATTGGTCGTTCGGAAAGTCCTGTTCTGTGTAATTCCGGTAAGCTGGCCATCGAGCATAATATCGAGGTAAACCTCCTGCAATAAATAATTTTGCGGGAACTCAAGACTGTAACGCATCTGCCTTGCACGCTGCCAGTCGTTGATCTCTTTTCGCCAAAGCCTGCGGTTCTGCTTAATGACATCAAGCATCATTTTGGTCACCTTATTGACATCCCTGCCGTCTTTGGCAGAAAGTTTCAAAGGCTTATATAATAAGTTTCCTGATATGTCGGTCGTATTCTGTGTGAAATTCATCAGTCTTTTAATTTTCTTTTAAGGTTTGATAAAGCGCAAGCGTTTCATTGGAATAATCTGTCTAAAGTTCTTTTAATTTTGTCAGCAATTTTATTATCGAGGTATGCAGACTTTCCCATAAACCGGCGTTTGGGAATATCTTCAGTTCCTTCATTGTGATACCCGGCATAGCCTTTATACGTAGTAAAAATGACGGATAACCTTTGTCTTCTGCTATGAAAAGAATTTCGGAGCTTATCGCCGCCGGTACTGTGACCGGTTAAGATTGCCCGGCCGATTTCTTTCTGTCCAAATCGGGTAAGCTCGCCCACACTTCCACGCCTGTTGGTTCTGTAGCGCATTTTATCACGGCCGCTGCCGTCTGTCGTTTTGCGTTCCTGCCACTTCTGAAGACTGCTGTCTGTGAAACCCTGATCCCGGAAGTTTTTGTTAATAAAATTCAAACCTTCAACCTCAATGATCCGCAAAGCCTGGTCAGGTATTCTTTCTGCCGCCTGATTCAAAAGGTTCTGAAGTTCCTGTAAATTACCAGCCATTTTGATATGTTTTTCGCCCTCCCAATTTCATAAATGGTATATCCGTATCGACAATACCATCATGGTTGGTGTCCATTTTTTTACGGGGCAGATCAGCCTTTCGTTTTCCCGTTGAAAGTTCTTCCAGCCATTTCATGGCCTCGTCATAATCGGAACCATCCAAAACGCCCGGCTTTCTGCGTTTCTGAATTTTGTAAAACACCAAATCTTTGAGATAATTGAGGACAGTCCGGGAACGTGCCGGACCTTCTGCACTGAAAATAACATTAACGTCATAATAGGAGCCTAAATTGGTTTTCATTACATCAATCATATCATTGATGATCTCATTGACCGCGGTATTTTCTGTCCCCTTTAGAATATTGATAAATGATTCCGGAGCTTCTGTCGTGAGCTCCTGTATGGTAAGGAATGGCATATTATTGAAGTTTTATTTTTTTTGATTGGTATTTTGGGGCAAGTTTCCGGTATATCATCGTGCTGAAGCTCTGACGATATGAAAACAGGCCTTGCATGGTTTGCTCCTGTGTTTCATCTTCAGTCTGCTGTAATGGTTTAAACTGATTACCTTTTAAAAACTGCAGTTTTTCAGCAATAGAATCTAAAAGATCAATTTCATTTAAACCATGTTCAGGGTCCTCTGTTCCGTTGTGCTGGTTCATCCATCCGTCACGGCAGTACAAAACCACTTCAACCGACGCAGTGCCTTCCTGGTTCTGCTCTGTCATGGTCACATAAGAAACTTTGCCAATTTTTATAAGTGCGGAAACAAACAGGTCAGGAAACTGATCGCTTTGCATCTGCTGACGCTCAAGGTCTACCAGCTCCAATGCCGGGATGGTCATTAAAGCCTGCTTGATTTTTATAAAAAGTTCTTTTCGTGGTGTCATTTGGGAATTTTTAATTTTTAATGGTCAAATGGGATTTACATTTCATACTCTGCGTGTTTTCTTTTTGCCGAATGTTGGTTTGCTGCTGCCCTCTTCTTTAGAGAAACCGAAATAAGTTTGTGATAGGGTAATTGCTCTTTCCAAAGTATCGGGCGCATCATCGTTTGAAGTTGTACCCTTTTCAAATGCTAAAACCTGTTTCATAAACAAATCATAATGTTCCTTTGAGCGGATTTTTAATGATTCATCCCAAAACAGTATTTTTCTGAAAAGTACGTTGGTAATGCCGGCGGCAATACGGTTATGTTTATCCCCTTCCTGGTGCATGGGCATGGGTACATTAGGGCAGTTATTGTCCTCAGCTGATTGTAAAATAATAGGGGTATATACTGCCAGCTGAGCGGCGGTTGCATCAAAAAAGCCCATCATATTATACCCTTTTGCCAGGTATTTCTTAAACCATTTTGCCCGGACTTCCATTGCGGAATTGATTTCACAGCGCTCGCAGAAAACTTCTAAAACAAATAATTTAATGCCCTTTATTCCCAATAAAACGCCTGCCTTATAATCGCCACTTCCTGTATAAGATAAATCCCAATGGTCTAAAATGCCGTCAAATACTTCATTCTCTGCAATAGAAGTATGAATAATATCTTTAGCTTTAAAAAGTTTTCCCTCTTCAATAGGATTATTAAAATCTTCCCTTTGTGATGTGTAATAATCATCTCCTGAAATAATTCTAATAATATCTTCCCGAGTATCTCTTTCCGGCCAGCTTGGTTCCCAGTTTTTTTCATTATAATTTTCTCGGGTAATATTTACTGTCGCTAAGTTTGTTATTGATTCGTCAATGTGTGGATTATCTTTCCACTGTTCTTTTAGAAAATCTAAGAGACCATCTTTTACGATATAATTATTGTTAATTATTAAACCACCTCTTTTTCTGTGGAAAGCTTTTACTAAATCACCTGTAATCTTTTCTCCATATTTCCTTACCATATCTTGCCGTTTAGCTCTGTCTCTATCTTCACAATCATCTAATATTCCAAGATCTGGTCTGTCAGCTCCAAATCTCAAGCCTCTAAAAGGTTGGTTTAATCCAAGTGCTTTGAAGTGTTTATTATCTGTAGTCTGAAAATCACCATCAGTCCAGTTACCATAACTAAGTTGACTCCCAAAATCTTTTATAAACCGCTCATTACTGACTAAGTGTGCCTGTAAATCACTCAATAAAATTTTAGCCAAGTTTTCATTTGCGCCAATGAGAATAGGAAAATTAATCTTGTCATTTTGTTTAAGGTGTGTTATGTTTCCAACGTTTGACTGAATGGATTTTCCCGCACCTCTGAATTTTTTTCTAAATTGGCGTATGAAAGGATCATTAAAAACTTTATTATAGTCTCGAATGTGAAACTGTGGTGTAGGTGCGTCACCTAATGGTAAACCGCTGTGAATACCAAAATAGTAGTCAAAGAACTCACCATAGTTTTGAGGCTTTAAAAGGTATTTAATTCTGGCTTCCTGTTCATCCGCAGACTCTTTCATTAATGAATCATACGTTATAGTTTGAATCATTTTTGACAGCATAAAATACCGCTCTTTTGCTTCCTTTAATTCTGTTTTTGTCATAGTTGGATAATTGCCGGCGGTGGCTCACCGCTTTTAGTCATTTTGTAAAAGTTCTGTTACATAGCTGTCAAAGTGAGGGCGGATTTCTTTCAGGATTTCCAAAAGCGATTCGCGTTTTTTGCCTGTGTTTTTACCCGCTTTTTCGAGCATATAAGACGAAAAACCGTCTATGCTTTCCATGGTATAGACGGCAATCTTTTTACTGTCTGTAATACGGTCAAAAGCGGCCACCACTTTGGAAACATCATCCGCCTTGTACGGTAACGGTTCTCCTTTCTCAATGGCTAAGGCGCATTTGAGGGTAAGCCGGCGGATATTGGAAGGTTTTAGTGACGCAAGGTCTTTCTCTTCATCCCATTTGCCCTCATCCCTCCATTTTCCCAAAGTCTTGACACCGATCCCAATAATTTCGGAAATGTTGGTGATTGTAAAGCCTTTTACAAAAAGCTCTTTCCCCTGGGATTTTTTATAATCTGCTTCAGCAGAGGTAAGTCTTGCCATTATGTATTATATTTTGCGTCTATATTGATGGTGCCCTGCTGGGTAAATGAAATATTGTTAACCGTCATTCCGTCATATTCAAGATTCTTTTTGGATTCTATAAGAAATTCCATCGGTTCTTCAGTGGCCAGCATTTTTTCAATACCGACACCCAGCTCAGGACTTGATTTGTATTCTCCTTTACTGGCTGTTAGAATATGCTTGACGTGCTGATTGTCGCTTTCTCCAACCAAAAAATCACCGTTTTTTATTTCGATATCATTGTTAAACAAAAGGTCTTTCATTGCATGATTTATATCGCAAATTTCTTTTTAATAAAGCGTTGTAAAAATTTGACTTTCAGAGAACAGAGAAAAATTTAAAAAGAACCGAAATATTTTTAGAATGGGTAAACACTGATTTTTTTTGAGGGTTTGAATGTTTCAATTTTGTCCCATCGATCAGCAGCAAAATGGAATATAAATTCATTGTCAACACAGAAAATGTAAACTCATACGGATACAGGGTAATCACGTCAGGCATTGATTATACGCAATACGAAAGAAATCCGGT